CTCCTTATACGCCAGTTGCGTTTTGATACTGGTGCATACCCCAGTTCCACTTCACGATAACCTCTACGAAGGCATCAGCGCCAGTAGCCGTTTCGGGCACTACGTCAATGATTCGGATAGGCTGTGTGTTCGTGGTAGCTGTAGTAGAGCTGATAGAGATTTTAGAATCCCCAGTAGCGGTACTTCCAGCAGTCTGGATGAGCACAGAGTTATTACCTACAGCAGTACGAGCTACCGAGGCGATGTTTGCAGTGCCAGCAGCAGTTACTGCGACCTTGAACAAAGCGTCGGGATCGTCCACAACGTAAGCAACGATGTCACTAGCAACAGTGCCAGTGGGATAGTATTGACTGAACAACGTGTAACCCAAAGCAGGGCTAGTGTAAGAACAGCCAACAAAAACGCCAACGGGGGTGGCCGTAGCAGTACCAGTGTCTTTCTGGATAGTACCGTCATTGATTAACTTAACAACATCACCGTTGAAGATGTTTGCTGCATAGCCAGAAGCAATGGGGAACTGTCGAGTAGCACCAGCAAATACCCTACCACCGACCAAGTTGACCGGCTTCAACCCGTAAGGGGCTGATACAGTTGGATAAGCCATTAGAGACTCCTCAATTAAAGTTTAAGTTCCTTTACCAAAAGTGACCTTTGTCTTCCGCTCATTGAATAGCGGCATACGTGGGTCGTTTTCTCGCATGAGGTTATTGTCTACGGAATGAATCTGAGCATCATTTTGTTGTTCATAATGCTCGTTACGTTCTTCTGACAACTCTATAGGAGCTTTACATAACATCAAACCACCAATCACGACGTTATCTTTGAACCGTTCATTTTCAACGGTAACCATCGTAATCTCTGGGTGATCTTCTGCTCTGACAGGCTCCCAACCTTCACGGAGTTTAGAAGAAACGTTCATGGCGTCAACTTGCCCTTGAGTGCTTACACGTACCCATTTAAAGGCGTATCCATCTTCCGCAGTAGGTGAAGGCAGAACTTCTGGTCTTCTCCAACCTTGTTTACGGACAGTCTTTGCACGGGTGGTTTGCTCTCTATCTAGTCTATTTTGCGCCATTATTGTTTCCTCGCGTCTAACGCCATTTGTGTGGCGTATTGTTTTGGTGTTAGTCCTAAACGTTTTGCAAGCGTGAGCTGCGTGGGCGTAAGTGTAACCTTCTTTGGGGCTGTGCTTCGCGTTGCAGGAGCCACCACGTTAGATTTTCTTTTCGGTTTTTCGACTGGTTCACCAATTTCATCCTCGAATTGATCGGGAAATACTTCTCGCATGCGAGAGTCTATGCTCTCGTAGTATTCATTGCTCTGGGGGTTTACCCCGAGTTTGACAAGTTTCGTATGCAGTCCCAGCGCAAAACTTGTCATTTCATCGTCTTGTCCGAACCACGTATTGGACGCTGCCCAATCATTAGCCCTTTCATCGACGGGTGCCGGAATGTCTTGTTGTACATCTTCCCCTGTTTCTACAGGAGTTTCAACCTCTTGTAAAGTTTCAGGTTTTAAGTTGCCTAACCTATCCGCTTTAATTTTAGCGTTGGTTAGTTTTTCTTGTGCCTCGATCAGCTTATCAGCATCACCAGCTTCGTACGCTTGTTTGTACTGGCGTTTAGCTATAATCATCTCACCAGCAGCGGTCTTCTTAGCTTGTTCTAGAAGGGCTTCCTGATTCTGAGTGACAGTACCTTTGAGTTTTTTATTCTCTTCGATAAGCGTACGACTGAATCTTTCTAACTCTTCCCGCTGACGAGCTTCTTCATGTCGTTGAGCAGTGAGTTTAGCAATTCGCTTGTTAACTTTCTTTGAGTAACCATCTAATTCGTCTTTCGTAGGTTCCTCGGGCAAGTCCTCATCACTGTCGTCTTCAGCAACCTGTTCAGCAACTTCTTCTACTTCAGCTTCTGCTTCAGGTTCAGACTCAACTTCCTGTTCTGGTTCACCACCAGACAGATCAATCTCAATGGCGCTAGAGCCTTCGACTTCAATCTTCTGGTCTTCTTCCTGCTCATCAGGGAATTTAAATTCTACTTTTTGAAAGGGCATACCTATCTCCTTATGCGCGTGTTACACCACGGGGGTCGGCCACAATAGCCTCAATAGAGTCATCGTTCATCAGACGATACTCTACCCCACCAACTTTAAACCGAGTGCCCGTATTCATACGGAACATTACATAATCCCCCGGCTTACACCACGGGCCTGTCGGGAACCGATCCTCGTCAGAATAGGCTTGGTCGCCCATATCCAACACCAGTCCGATTATCGACATAATGTGTTCTTGGCTTATTGTGTTTGAAGATTTAAGCAGCCCGGTATCCCCGAACGTCTCTTCAACTTGTGGTAGCGCGACAAGTACCCTGTACCCTACAGGTTTCGGTAATTGCGCTTCTATGTCCTCTTGCGACAGCATCTCTTCAGGTGCCAGCGTTTCTATTGCTTCACTCATCGTACTCTTCCATATTGCGTGAGAGGTCTTCTACATATCCGATACAGGTTTCGAGACCTCGAACCATCCCTGTAACTTCCTTGTATTGGGCAAAGTCTTTCGCTCCCCCATTACCAAGAAACTGTAGTGCTGCGGATTTATCTTCCGTCAGCTTATCTTTAAGCACGTCAAATACGGTTTTAGCCATTACTGACCCTTGTTCTGTTGTTCAATCAATCGCATAAGCTCTAAATCTAACTTCTCTTTGTTGTTTTGCTTATCAATCGCAATCTTGACCCCTTCTTTCTGGGCCTCAATAGAGAGTTCTTGTTTATCTAGCTTAAGTTGTTCCACGTCTAGAGCAGCGTCTACTTGGTCTTTTTGGACTTTACGCTGTTGTTCCGCTTGGCGGAGTTGTATATCGGCAGCATCTTTTTGAGCCTTACGTTGGGCTTCTTGCTGTTTTAGTGCCAGTTCTTGCTGTTGTAACTGGAATACAGGGTCTTGCGCTTGCTGTTGTGCTTGCGTTTGTGCAGCTTGTTGTTGATGTGCTTGCGTTAGCTGAGTGCCAGCTTTCGCCATCAACTGGGCTAAAGTAACTTCGATACTTTCAGGAAGTTCTTCGTTTGGTGCAGGGAGAGGTGCTCCCAGTTTTTCTTCCATCTGCTTACGGTATTTAAACCCTAAGTGTTGCGCTAAGTGCGCTTGCAGAGCAGCCATAATAGCCTGACCCTGTGGATTTTGACCGATCATCTGAGCGACCATCGGATCTTGCATAAATGCTTGGTGAGTCGTTATGTGCGCGTCGTGATCTTGCTGTATAAACGCTTTAAGCGGTTTGCCATTGAGCGCATCCATGTTCTCACTAACTGGATCAACCGGTTTAAGGTCGTCTTGAGTCGGGACAAGTTTGTCAGCATTTTTAACTCCTAATACCTCGATCATCTGCCTGTGTAGCTGTGGCAGGTCGTATATCTGTGGGGCGCTCTGCGCCATCTGCAATACCGCTTGATACTGTACAACCCGCTGGGCCATCGTTGACGAGTTAGGATCACTGACGGGGATCACGTCCACCATCATGTAGTCCGCTACCCTCGCACTGACCTGTCCCCGCATAGGGATATAGTCATACTCAGTGGGCGCATACTCCGACATGATAGCCTTGAGCATCTTGAACTCTTGCTTCATCGCGTAGTGAACACGGGCCTGTACCGCAGCCATAGGCTTGAGCGTACGTTCCAACAACGCCAGCGTCGTCCCTACCGGAGCGTTAGCCGACATGTCAGAGATGTTCATATCACTGATTGCCCCTAACCGACGGCCTTCAGTGGTTATCTGGTTAAGCAACGCAAGTAGAGTTTGGCTTGGCTCCTTGTACGGAAGCGGCATAATGTTGTCACGAATGCTTCCAGACGGTACATCCACGTCCTTCCATTCACCCGGCTCGATAGGCGAGTCATCACCTTTGATCCTCAGACCACGGGATTTCAACCCTCCGGGCAGGTTAGACAACGTACCGGCATCAACTAACTGACGGATAAGTGAAGTACCCGCACGAGCGTATCCACCGATAATGTGGATCAAACCAAGACCGTAGAACCCAAACCCCGGCACGTATACATAGTGCACGAAGTGCTGACGCTTCAACATCAGCGGGTCTTCTTCGTTCCAGTTACGTCGGATCGCTAGGACGCTACCCGTCCCTCTTTCAATCGTAACGACGTAAGGCTTCGCAATCTCGTCATCATCTTCGTCAACACCGTCAATAATGAGATCCGCGTGTATCTCATAAACTGCATATCGGTCATCATCAGTGAGTGAATATCCACCTTCCTCAGCTTTCCTCTTCTCTATATCTGTGTGGAACGGCTGTGGATCACCGAGGTCTACCTCACGGTAGAACCCCATCGCTTGTAACTTCTTCAACTCGTTCTTAGTCTTCCGCATGACGTGCGTAACACGTTCAGCAGTCTCAATATGGGAGGCACCGTAGGGTACAATCACGTCCTCCGCAGGGATGTATATAGCCACCTGACGACCCATATTTGGGTCAAAATACACCTTTTTGAACGCTGAACCAGCCAATCCTAGGCTATATAATAGACGTTCATGCTCCGAGCGATACTCAACCATCCGCTCTGTAAGCTCGTAGTTCATATCCGCTTTTACTCTATCAGCGGCATCAGCTTTGTCTGCGGTCTCTTCACCTAATATCTTTACACGAACAGGGCCAGCGGCTGGGAAAGTCTCGCTCATTGTCTCCGCTTGGAAACGTATAGCGGCTTCGGCAAGTATCGTAGAGTAAACCCCGCAAGCACCGTCCCACGGATCTGTACGCTCTTCGTACTTGAACCCTAATACGTCCAGTCCTTTGACAAACGTATCAGCCCAATCCTTACGGCTATCGGTATCAGCATCGATAAGCCCAATCAAATCTTGTGCGAGTCCTTGTAACTCGTTGTCGTCTAATGCTTCTGCAAGGTTTGCATCAAATGCCATCAGATCTACTTCATTAGCGTCAGGGATCAGTGTGATCTCCATACTGCCGTCTGATAACGTCACCATTTCTGGGTCAACAATCTCGATCTCTAATGCACCGCCTTCAAGTGCATCATCCATAATCTCGCCTTCAAGCAGATCGTCCATACCCTCTGGTGCTGCATACAAACCTTTTTCAATAGCCATAATCTATTCTCTTAGTAGTACCCGCCGCGTCGTTGTTTGAAGTAACGAATCTCGTCGGGTTCGTCAGTTGGTAAGCGTATGAATCCACCTTGCCTAAAACGCATCAGTGCCATAACAGTCGAATCCACTAAGTCATCATGGCTCATAAACGGGAATCCAGCAATCTCCTCGATCACTTCTTCTGCCCAGCGAGTTTCAGGCATCCATACAAGACCTGATGCTACAATATCAGCGACAGAATTTAAACGCGCTAGTTTATCACCAGATCCTCTGTGAGGGGTATATTCTTGTACTGGTAGTCCCATACGCCGCATCTCTTGATACAACGCTGTACCCGCGCTCTTCTTCTCTACGATAAACGCGTCAGGTTCCCAGTCCGCATACTCCTCCATAGCCAACTGTTTCAGTTCAGGAAACTCTAGCCTCTGCTTAATGCTATTGAGCAAGATGATGTTATACGCATCAACCTCCTCATTGAAGAAAACACCCCACGTCGTCAACGCCGTAAAGTCAGCGCGGTTATGTTTTTCCGCCGCAGCATCAAGCGACATGATGAGATACTCGCAGTTGGGTGGGTCTTCCTTCTCCCAATGTTGCCACCACTCACGTTTGATGAGTGCAGCCTCTTCTGCTGTTGGCTCCTGCTGGTACTGGGCATTCCACTGGAATACAGGCATCGACGCCTTAGTCCGTAGCAAAGCGTCTAAATCAAAGAACTCAGGCCACAACGGTTTCTGTATGGGTTTGCCCGCTTTATCCTCAAGATCCAATATAGCGGGGAACTCAATCACTTCAAACTCATCGGCCCGTTCGTTCTGGGTCATATCCCTAACCACACGCCCTGTAAGGTCATCCATGTGCCATCGGGTTTGGATAATCGCTACCCGTCCCCCCGGCATTAAACGCGTCCTTGCACCGAACGTATACCACTCGTAGGCTTTCTCAAACACTGAGAAGTTACCGTTAATCACATCCTGCTCAGAGTGTGGGTCGTCCACCAGAAGCAGGTCAGCGCCTCGTCCTGCCAACGCAGAGCCAACGCCACAGGCGTAATACTCTCCCCCCACATTGGTGTTCCAACGCCCCGCAGACTTAGAATCTGAGGCCAATGCGACGGTGGGGAATATTGACTTATAGGCATCTACCGCAATCAAATTACGGACTTTTCGACCAAAATCGACGGCCAGATCGGTGGTATGGGACACCATCATGACCTTTTTATTGGGGTTCCGCCCCAAGAACCACGCCGGGAAGAATATGGACACTAGTTGTGATTTTCCGTGGCGGGGCGGAATATTTACGCAGATACGGTCTTTATCCCCTTGCTCAATTGCCATGAGCATATCTGCGAGAATGCGATGGTGCTGTCCTACAATGTAGTCAGGCTGCATCGCCTTACAAAATTCTATTAGATCGTCATACGCTAACTTGTTTTTCTTACGAGTGTCTAGCTCATCAACAAGTTTATCTATTTCTAAGACTTCATCGGGGGTATATTCGTCAAGATTATCCAACATGACTTGGATTTCTTCTTCAGTAAAGTCGAACGCGACCTCACTCATCGTCATACTCCGCATCTTCTACCGCTTCGTCGGGTTTTAACCCCAATTTAGCGTCTATATCGAAGATTTCACCCTCTAACACTACGGGTGCGCTCAACTCTTCGGGCGGATTCACCAGTTTTTCTAGTTTTTGACGCAACTTTGCCCGTAAATCGTCGGTAGATTGGTG